AGAGGATATTCTAGGAATTGAGCAACTTGATAAGTTTACGGATATTTTAAATCTAATTGAAGAACATTATGGCAAAAGGATCGATTTGTATAAGATTCCAAAGGACGATCCAAAGGTCTTTGATTTTTTCCAAAAAGGATTCTTAGGGGATGTTTTCCACTTTGGAGCTAAAGGTTTATCTTCTTATTGTGTGAAGATGCAACCAACAAGTGTCGATGAGTTGAGTGACTGTGCAGCGTTATATCGTCCAGGTGTCATGGAAAATGGTTATCATGAAGAATATTTGTTAAGGAAGGCAGGAGAAAGAGAGTGTACTTATCATGTGGGTACTGAGAAGATATTAAATAGCACCTATGGATTGTTTGTGTATCAAGAACAAGTTATGGCTCTTATGCATGAATTAGCAGGCATGGATCTTGTTACATGTGACACAGCTCGTAAAGCAATGGGTAAGAAGAAGATTGATGTTATCAAATCTCTAGAAGGTCAATTTATAAAGGGTTACTGCGATAGATATGAAGTGACAGAAGAATATGCTAAAGATTTCTGGGAAGAAATTGTAAAAGCCTCTTCTTATTTATTTAACAAATCACATTCTGTATCTTATTCAATAAATGGATACAATTCTCTATGGTTGAAAGTACATTATCCGATTGAATTCTGGTCGGTAACTTTTAGTCGTGCTAAAGCAGAAGACTATCCTTACTATATAAATGAAATCAGGAGAAGTGGTAATATACAGATCAAATCTGTAGATATAAATCAATCAGGAGCCAATATCGTTTCTGATGTAAAAAGTAATAGTATTTATTGGGCTTTCAATTCGGTTTCTCAACTTGGCGACGTAGCTCAACAAGAATTGATGGAAGAAAGAACTAAAAATGGTGAATATTTTTCTTTTGATGAATTTATCGACAGATTTAATAAAAAAGGTTCTTCAATTAACAAATCTGTGGTTGAAAATCTGATTTATAGTGGTGCATTTGATTCTATTGAAGGAATTAAAAAGGTAACTGATCGAGAAAGACTTCTTCTTAATTATCGAGAAAAGAAAAATATCAAGATAGACGAGAAGAAGGATGAGTATAGTATTGCTAGAGATAAAGGGAAAAAAGATCAAGAGTGGTGGTGGTTATTACAACAAAAACGAAAATCAGGGTTCTGTTTCTTTGATTATAAATACTTAGTTAACAAATACCTCTCTCCTATCGTGACAGATGGAGGATTGGGAACGCCGTATTTTGTTGATGGTAAACAGATACAAGATGAAGATATTGTCGACCATTACACGAATCATGTTATGGTAGGTGGTTATGTTTTGAATATCGATGAAATGTCTTCAAAAAAAGGTCAATATGCTAAGATAACTTTAGAAAATAACTATGATTTCATAGAAGTGGTGTTTTTCCCAGATTACTGGAAAGAAAGAAGGGACATCCTCCTCAATTCTAAAAAAACTTTGTTGGTTTTAAACGGTTGTGTGAGATTTGATTCCTGGAAAAAGAAGAACACAATTACTATCATGGATTGTAGTGAAATCATACAATTAAACATTGTCTAATAGATAAAATCTTTGTATCTTTAGTTAAAAATAAAGAGATGAAACAAGCGATTAATTTAGGAGATAAAATGATCGTCCTTCTTTCGAAGGATTGTATAGATGAACTTGATATGGATCAAGTGACATCTATAGATCATTCAAATGTGTATGGAGAGATTGCTACATGTTCAGTTTTATTGAACAAAATAGGTGGACTTCGTGCTGAAGCTGAGTCTATTTATTCTTCAAGAAAATTAGAATGTGATATTTACGAAGCGAATCTGAAAAAGAGATTGAGAAAAAGGGCAGCTCGTGAAGGAGGTAAGTTGAGGTTAGAAGACGGTACAATAAAATTCACTGAAGGAACTTTATCTGAATTAATCCTATTAGATGAAGGTTTTCAACAGATGAAGAAGAATCTTATAGAACATAAGAAAAATCTTGATTTCATAGAGTCTTTGTACTGGTCGATTCAATCGAAAGATCGAAAATTAAACAACTTAGTTCCTAAAGTGACTCCAGAGGAGTTCTACAATGATTTAGTCGAAGGGACGATTAATACATTTACCATCAAAAAATTGAAACAATGAGGATATATTTATCGGATAATGTGTTTATTGAACAGTGTTCAGCAGCTCCATTCCTTTGGGATCTTTATACAGTTTCCAAAGGAATTAGAAAAGGCAAGGAAGAGTTGGTTGAATGGTTTAAGGCATCAGGTCTTGATTTAGGACAAGTTTTGAAAAAAGCTCCTGATTTTGAACTTAATGAAAAGTATAAATTAAACGAAGAAGAGTTTTTGAATTTGAAGAATTATGTAGAAGAATTTAAGACGATTCAAGAAGAGATGTTTCAAAAAATAAAAATAACTTTTAAAAACAAGAATTATGCAATTTGACAGAAGTAAATTCAAAAAGACAAGTATTGAAGAGATTACAGTAGTTGAAAAGAAAGTCAATGCCACTATGGGTTCACAAGGTGGTTATACCCAATTTATCTCACCAGTAGAAGGTGAGAATATTTTCAGGATTTTACCTTCTGTAAAAGGTATCTGCTATGCACCTTTAAAAACATCAAAATTGAAAGTTGAAAAAATCAATTATGATGAAAATGGTAAAAAAGTTGGAACTGAAATTAAAGAATCAAATGTTTTTTGTGCAGATGTTCACGGTCCAAATCTTTTGAAGGGCAAAGATCCTATTGTAACTTATATTTCTTATGTCCAAAAGAAAGCTGAGGAGGAAATCCAAGATGCAAAAGAAAGAGAGAAATATCTTTTTCCGATCAACGGTGGATATGTAAAGGGATCGTGGGTTTTTGGAATCAATCCAATGCTCGCCTATGTAGCATATGTTGTTCCAAGTGATTCAAATGAAATTCGTAAGTTACAACTTCGTCCAGCTTGGTTGAAAAGAATGAAGGAGATTTCTGTTGAACAATCAGAGGACGATACACTTTCATTGGATGTATTCTCAGGTGTTGATGATGGTTATCCATTGAGAATCGTTGTTGGTAAAGATTCTAAAGGAAAGAAGAAAACTTATACTTTGTCAGCAGTAACTCCTAAAAAAAGTCAGTCTTGGGAAGAATTCTTCGAAGAAAATGCAATTTCAGACGAAATTTTGGAAGAGTTAAGTGAACTTACACCATTAAGTGATATATATATTGATTCTTATGGTGTAAAAGATTTCAAAATGGCTCTTGATGGTTTGAAGAGATTCGATGAGGAAATCGGTTACGATATCTTTGCAGATGACGCTTTCTTAAATGAACTTGATGAGATGGCGAGTATGTTACCAGAGGATGAAACCGAAGATCCAGATGAAGAAGATGAGACACCTAAAAGACGTCCAGTAACTTCTAAACCAGCCAATAAGCCAACCACTAAAAAGGCAGAGCCAGCAGTTCAACGTCCAGCGGCCGCAGCGAAAGTCAGTGAAGTGAAAAAATATCCTCCTTTGATCAAATTAAAGGCCTTTTTGGAAGAATACATTGAAAGAGAATATGAAGGCACAGAGACTTTACCAGATCTTTCAATCGTAGAACTCCGTGATTGGTATGACTTAGCGCAAGCTGGTAAATTGTTACCGTTTGATTTATATAAAGAAGATCCAAACGCAGTTCCTTTTGGTGACGAAACCGAAGATCCAGAGGATGAAACCGAAGATCCAGATGAAGAAGGGTCTGAAGAGGG